CGGCATTTAAATTGGCGTTACCCGTATACAAGGCCACATACAACTGGTCAGTCGTCAGGTTATGTACTGCCTGATAAAGCTGAGATTTAAAGCTGGTGGTTTGGGTTTGTACGATGCTCATGTTACTTTAACCCTAACCTGACCATCACGATAAGCATCCATACGTTGTTTGCCATCACCCAAGTTCTTGAGAAGAGCAATAGCTTGTACGTACCGATCTTGGTACATGGCGTACATGCCGTCATCAGTACCGCTTTTCATGTATGTACCCGCTTCTGCCAAAGTACCATACAAAAGAACTGAATCAAAGTTATCTCCAAGCCAGGTAGTACTAGCGGTAACAATAGACTCAGGGTAGTAGTAATAATGCAACTCAGAAGTATAATAAGCATCAGGTGTTGGTCCAAGAATAAACGAATTCTGGTCGAATAGCGCATAATACTCTGGTAGCCCTGTTGATGTAGGCGATGGATACGATGCACGAATAAAGTTAACATCCTTATCCAGTAGGTACTTGTAGTTGCCCGACGCATCAATCACAGCTATTGAAAAAGTTGCCAACCAATCAGAAGGCGCTGTTAAATAACTATTCCCTGCAGTCAATGAACCTGTTACGTTTTTACGCAAAGCCGGTAGCTGCACACTGTTATAAATGCGCTGTTCTGCCTGTTCAATAAATGTATTGATGTCAGTCGTTTGAATCTGATTCTCGGTATAGCTTTCTATCTCAGCAACTAATTCTGCGTAGTTCATGTTTTACCTTATGCTAACGGACCACGTGATGTGAAGCCCTTAGTAGCAGCACCTTTACCACGTTGCGCTACGCCAGAAGTTTTAACTTGGTTTCGGCCTGGATTACCACCACTTACACGGCGAGCTGGCATATCGTTTGTTGAGTCTGATGCGCTTACTGTGTTTGGGTCTGTATTGTAGCTAATATCTGCGTTTGGTACGACTTGTGGTTGTTTATATTCAGCCATGATATTATCCCTTTTGGTTAGCAGCACGTGCTAAGTTACGGCCCATTTTTTTCATAGCGCCTGTTGTTACTGTGCTTGCTTTGTTACCTTTTGAAATGCCACCATCTACTGGCAATTTAGCACCATCGATGCCTAGTTGTTTGCCTTTAGTCTTACCTTTTTTCTGTACGCCATTTGCGCCTGATTTGAAAGCCATTTTAATACTCCTTAATTTAATTTACTGTTACCGTACCTACTGCACCCACTGCTACTAGGTTATTTACTTCTAACCCAATCGGGTCATTAAACCCAACTGGCGCCCATCCCCATTGTATTACACGACTACCACCATCACCACCTGGACCTGACTGATAATACCCTAAATCTGGTCTTGGGTTTCTAACTGCTTGTGGGTCGTTAACTGGATACATACCTAGTTGCAATTGCGGTTGGTCCGGTTCCCAGCATTCTGGGCACACAAGTATATTAACATTTTTAGTCTTAATTACCAACTGCTTAAGTTGAAATAGCTTATATCTCCAGCCACACCTATCGCACTGGGCAATTGCATTCTTACCGCTTGAGAACTTACTTGCCATTATCTAAGTTTTCCACGGGTCTTACCGCGTTGCGCACAGCCATCACCACGGCTTGAGGCTTTAGATACTTTTGGTTTAGCTTTTACTGCGCCACCCTTTTTAAAATCTGCTTTACCTAGATCAATATTTACTGGGCGACCATTTTTACCAATAAATGCACTACCTATCCGACTAGGAATACTTGTAAGTCCCCCTTTAGTAGTAACTGTATCTTTAGCTATGGTACCTAGTTTTTCAAGCGTGTTCATTTTTTCATAATCTGCACTGGGTCTAGCCCCAGCTTCTTTAACTAAGTCATCTTTAAAGTCATATGTATCTTTTGCAATCAGTCGCCCATCAGGTGTTTTTTCATATGCGAATCTACCTAATGTATTTCTAATAGCTCCGCTTCCACCTAAGTTAAAATCATTTTCAACACGTTCACCACGTTCACCACTACCATAATCTTTATAACCTACAGTTTGATTATACGTTTGTTTTAATGGTTGACCTGGTCCTTCTGATATAAAATTTTTACCAACTTGTCGTGCTCTGCTGTTAGCAATAGAACTTTTAATCTGTTGTAATTCTTCAGGCGTAAAGTTTTTTTCTGTAATAGGTGTATTATCACCCATTAATGTATCCGCAAAGGTGCGAATTTGAGCAGGGACTTTTTTAGTTATTGCCATGTTACTTACCTTATAAACTGCATGCGTGGTGCCAAGCGGATAGCTGCTTTCTCTCTATCTTCATCGGCTGCTAGTTGGAATGCTTGCTCGTATTCGGCTTTTAAAAACTGCACTCGTTCCATACCCTCTGGTATCTTTTGGGCTAAATAGAACGCTAGACCTGCAACCATACATGGCAAGAAGCGATAAGGTATGTCTTGTGTGTAAGTGCCACCCTCACCCGCATCTTGGATTCGGCGTAATCTAAAGTAAACAAACGTATAGAAGTTATCTTGGTCAGGTGCAGGCCACACGTTGATTGTTGGATACTGAACCCCTGTAGGTGCTGGGTTTGTTGCACCAGACTGCCTGTTAATCCATACTTGAATAGGTCTGCCTTCAGCATTCTTGTTAGGGATTGTAATATATGTTGACCCTGAAATACGCGTGATATTGATGTCGGTTTGGTTCTGACCAGTTCCTGTGCGTACTACGTGGTCTAGCAAGTCAATGGTATCTGCAGGGATATCGTACTCAATCTGCCCTTTGTTTAATACAATCTCGCCTTGTTCAACGGTCCATAAGTTAATGCCACGGTTTGCCCACTCAATAGTAAGTAAGTTTAAACTACGACGTGCTGTCTTTAAGTCGTAACCCGTGCGTAACTCAGAGCCACAACGCTCAAACGCTTCTTCCACTAGATTGTTTAGGTCTAGGTTAAAACTAGTAGTACCCGATGTTGTTGTTATTAATGCCATATTAACCTTTTTCCCACTCAAGCATAATTTGCACAATGAATAAATTAATAATTAAATAGTTACTATCTTCATATTCGGCTAGTTCTGCACCAACCATCATGCCTGTAATTAAACTAACGTAGCATCCAATCATTTTACTTTTTCGCAGTCTTTAAAGAGTCAATAAAATCTTGCTTTGATGGGGCACCTTTACTACCTACCTTACGCATCTTCTCGCCTGAGCCTGCGGCAATACGTTTCTTTTTAGCATTGATGTTAGCATAGAGCCCTGGCAGTTTAACCTTACCACCTTCTTTATACATCGTAACATCTTCAGGTTTATCCTTACGGATAATCTTTTTACCCTTCGGCATCTTTGAAGGATTGATATCACCCATACCACGTGAAGGTCTCATTACATCATCCCTTTGTTTTGGCCCATACCTGGTCTAAATTGCTGCATCATGCGTTGTAATAGTTCACGTTGGTTAGGCTGTGCAATTTGTTGTTGCGTTGGTGCTTGTGGCATTTGCCCTGCGTTTTGTGGTAAGCCTTTTAGTTGTTGTGAAACCGCTTGTAATGGTGAACTTTGTGGTGAAGTTTGACTTAACCCGCCTTGCATAGCTTGTTGTTTTAATTGGAAGTCACTAAGTTGTTGTGGTGTTAGTCCTGGTGGTGGCATTTGACCTGCTGGTGTGCCTTGTAATGAATTTATATAAGCTTGAATTCCTGGCGGTACTCCTGGTGTGCCTACTAGCCCTGGTGTTCCGCCCTGTTGTGGCATTACTTGTGGCATCATTCCTGGTTGTGTTGAACCATAGGTACCAGTATTTATGTATTTTGACATGTCTATACCTGGACCGCCTGTGCCTGGCATTACTTGTGGCTGTGCATATGGGCTTTGTTGTGTTGGTAATGGGCCACCCAATGTTTTTTGTACTTGTGGTGCTGAAGATGGGTCGTATGGGTTTTGTTGTGGTGGCATTCCGCCAAAAGGTTGCATGCCCTGTTGCATTTGTTGTAATGTCATAGCGCCTGGGAGTACCTGTTGACCACCAAACATTCCACCGCCTTGTTGTGGCATTACTTGTGGTTGGTACATACCGTAGTTTGGTTGGAACCCGCCTTGAGGCAACTGTAGTGTGCTTTGTGGGAACTGTGGTTGCTGGTTGTTAGCAGATACAGGGTTGTATACATTAGTAGAGCCCAACGCACCAAATGTGTTTTGCTGTGGGTTGTATGCTGGATAGCTAGTATTAGTTGCTGGTTGACCTCCTGTTACAGAGCTTCCGCCTTTACCACCCATTGGGTTATTAGCTGTATTTGTGCGTGTAGGCACGTTACTACCCATACCACCTTTAGCTCCTGGTTGTGCTGTCGGTTGTGGTGCTATTCCGTTCATACCGCTTGATGTTGGTTGTCCTGCTCCTGCGCCCATACCCATTTTAAAATTCCTTTACCATGTTAACTTGTCGGCAATCATAGCCTATTTTACTTAGAAAACTACGTGCCCAACCTGGGCGCCCCATAAGAGTAATACCGTTACACCCTAAACCTTTAGCCCAAGCTGTAATACCTACTTCAATTGCTGCAATCCCTTCGATGTTTCCACCAGCCAAAAAGCAATGCGCCATTTTAGCCCTAGGGTACTGCGTAATCTGCATAATGAGCGCACAGTCTTCACCAGCCCAAAGGCTTAAGTTTCCGTTTGCTACATCGTGCAGTAAATCTTCAAGGTTGTGGGTTCCATGAGAATATTCTAAAGCGTCACTAATCCACTTCTCACAACGCTTAAATTCTTCTACCCATTTAGGTAGAACCCCTTCAACTTCATACTGTTCGTAAATATCGTTCAAATGAAACGACCTTTAGTTTTGCCTCGCACTTCACAACCACCGCCACGAGCCATTTTTTTAACTTTTGTTTTTACAGAGCCGCCTTTTTTCATTGCTGGTGGAGGACCGCCTTGTGGGCCGCCTGGTGGAGGTGGGGGCATTTGTGGTGCCGGAGCTGGAGCTGGAGCTGGATAACGTGCTTTCATCATAGCAGCATCCTTAGCGATTTGCGCATCGCGCATTTCTTTCATTGCCGCCATTTTAGCTTCGTTGTCAACCATTTCATCCATACGGAGTTTTCTACCTTTTTTAACCATTTTTATGCCTTTGTCTTTCCGCGCATTGCGCAACCGTCCGCACGAGCTGAGGCTGAACCGCCTGATTTAAGTTTTAATGTAGTGCCTTTACCGCCTTTGTGTTCTTGTGCATCATGTTGCGCAAACGCTTTTTTAATCATCGCTTTGTCTTGCGCTTTGTCCATCTTTGTATCTTCTTTCATATCTGACTTAGCCATACCGCCTCCTTTAAATTTTTTACCTTTATCAGCGGCAGCAAAATCTTGACCTACTGACTGTTTGATACCGACCTTCTTTGCAAACGATGGGTTGTGTGCAATTGCTTCCATAAAATTATGTTGCTTCTTAGATGTACTAGGCATTTTTCTTACCCCACTTTTTAATCCAACCCTGCACTGTCTTAGTTTCGTAGATTCTAATTACTGTCCACAAGATTGACAACGCTGCTGCTATTGATGGTAGTATCTGCAGTAAGGAGCCGAAGGCAACACCAACTGAAGTCCAATCAATTACGCTTTTAGTATGCTCGTTGACCGAATCTAGTTTATCTAAGAGTTCTTTAATCATGTTAACATTTCCATCTTTTTAGTGAAGCTGCTTTGCGGGTAGGACGACCTTTTTCATCCTTCATTGGGCCTGGCATACCTGACATACGAGCACAGAACGACTTCTTACGTGGTCCGCCTTCTGGTTGTGGTGCCTTTAAATTACTGCCTGTTGCTGCATTGTATTTTGCTCTACCTTTGGCTGTAAGTCCAGCACCTTTATCGGTAGCTAGTTTCTCACCACGACCCACTGCAAGTGTAGGTCCGCCTTTTTTCATTGCCTTAGCTGGTTTAGTCGTCTTGGTGGTCATTGTAAATATCCGCAAATATATTAATGAATACTGTGTTGTCTTCTAACGCTTCTATCTCGTGCCATTCTGCGGCTTTTAAATTCACTGGCTGTGTGAATTTGTCCATC